AACGCCCATACAGGGCCTCAGAACTCGCCAAAGTGCTTGGGGTGACCATCCGTACCACCTACCGAATTTTAAGCGATTTACGGGCCTCTAATTGGCTCGTACAAGAAAACTGCAAATACTCAATTCAACCCAACCAAACCCCAACCCAAAACCCATGAGCAACTACACCCCCCAACCCAACACCTTCTCCCTGTTCGCCAACGACAAAGGCGACAATCCGAAACGCCCCGACTATCGTGGGGACATCATCCTCCCCGACGGAACCAAGATGCGGTTATCCGCATGGGTCAAGGAAGGGCAGAGCGGAAAGAAATTTTTGAGCGGCAAGGTGGAGCCGATGAACGAATCCCGTCCCTCCAACGCATTTGAACCACAGGCTGACGATATGCCTTTTTAGTGTAACTTTGCCCGAAGATTACATTTAAGAGTAGAACCGCCTCCAAAAGAATGCTGGCCTTTTGGAAGTGACGACAAAGGGTTATTAACCCCTACCTCGGCCGCCAGCACGGTCGGGGTTTTTTTTTACCTCCTATGAGAGATTCATTCATCTTTTACCGCTCATTCCTAATGAGCATCCAACACCTTGACCCAGTTGAGCAGTTGGAACTATTCCAAACAATCGTGCAGTACGGTCTTGACCAACACGAACCCGAAATGAGCAGATATGTTCGGGCCGTGTGGGAATCCATAAAGCCGCAACTGGATGCTAATCAGCGGAAATACGAGAACGGTTGCAAGGGCGGCAAACCAAAGTATAACCAAAACGAAACCACCACCGAACCAAGGACTAACCAAGCCGTAACCACAACCGAACCACCCCATAACCTAATGAGTAATGATAATGGGAATGATAATGAAAAGGAGAATGATAATGCAAAGGAGGAAGGGGTAATGGGAAAGCCCAAGAGGGATAGCAGTATTTTGTTTGACCAATTTTGGAGCCTCTACCCCCGCAAGACTTCCAAGCAGTCCGCCTCCAAAGCATTTGCCAAACTTAAAGACGAGGACCAGCAGGCAGCCATCAACAACATCGCCCGCCTCTACGCAGAAACCCCCGTGCAGTTCGTCCCCCACGCAGCCACCTACCTCAACCAAGGCCGATGGGAGGACCAAGCCATTGCCCGAACCAATACCTTTGCAAACCCACTAAACCAAACCGACGATGAACCCCTACCATCTTACCGCTGAACGACGACTCCTGTCCTGCCTCATGGACCAATTTACCAACCGAGCGGTCCTGCTACTGCAAATCCCCGAACGGTTATTCACGGGGAACCATGTCCTCGTATATCGGGCCATTGAATCCCTGCACCGAGCCGAGCGACCCGTGGACTTGGTGGCCGTTCACAAGCACCTTATTGACAACGGTCAAGCCCATGTGATAGCAGATTTCGTGGACATCTTGGATGGCAACACGCTGACTTCCGATTGGAAGGTCTATGCCTCCGACCTTAACGAAGCATGGAAGCAACGAGAAGAGCAGCGCATCATGGACGAGTTGGCCCATGACCGTGACATCCCCAAAGCCTTCGCCCGCTACCAGTCCATGCAGGCGGTGGAAACAAACGCTACCGAAACAACCGCCCACGAACTGGCCAAGGCCTACCTCATGAACATGAACGAGGTAAGGGAAGGCAGACGCAAGGATTCCATTTTCCCTACCTACATAAGCCCGATGGACCGAATGCTGACTGGATTTAAGCCCACCGAGTTTATCCTCTTGGGTGGACGGCCAGCAATGGGCAAGACGCTCTTGGCCCTGCAAATCGCAATGAACCAAGCCATGTCCGATATTCCCGTCGTGTTCTTTACCCTTGAAATGAGTGCCGAGCAACTGACCCAGCGGATGCTTTCCAACCTCGCTACCATGGACGGAGCGTACTTCCTTAACCCGACCGAGCGAATCAGCACAAAAGATTTCATGGACTTGGGCCAAAAAGCGGACCTCCTAAAGTCCAAACCGCTCTACATCGTGGACCTACACCAAGCCAACCTTGACCGCATTGAGGGCGAAATCGCCAAACTGAAAACCAAGTACGGGATTTGCGGATTCTACTTGGACTATCTCCAACTCGTAGAACCCACCAAGATTGATAAGGCCAAGCCCAAGATTGAGCAGATGACCAACATCAGCAAGACCCTAAAAGCAATCTGCAAACGGCAGAAGGTGTTTGGGGTTGTTGTGTCATCCCTATCCCGTGCAACGGAAGGACGCAGCGACCATCGGCCCATCATGTCCGACCTGCGAGAAACGGGACAACTGGAGTTTGACGCTGACAAGATTGGCTTTGTCTATCGCCCCTACGAACACGACAGGAGCCAGCCAGCGGACCTCATGGAGGTTATCGTCCGAAAGAATCGCAATGGTTCCCTTGGCATCGCAAACATCCAATGCCACCTTCCCTTTACCAAAGCCAACGAGTACCCACCCAATTCGCTATGATGGAAGAGTATAATTTGCAAGCCGCCTGCGTCAAGTTGTTTGCCCTTATGCGACCCAATGAGCAGGGGTTGCTATTTCTAAACCTCAACAACCCCCGTTCCCGCTCCAACGGGTTCTTCCTCAAAGGCATCGGGCTGACCGCTGGCGTTGCTGACATGACCTACCTATCCCCGAAAGGAGCGGTATTTCTTGAATTTAAAACACCCAAGGGCAAGCAGTCCCTCTCGCAGAAATGGTGGCAGGGGGTCGTGGAGGCAGTTGGCTACAGGTATGTAGTCATCCGAAGCGTGGAAGACTTCCAACGGGTGTTGGCTGAATGTTCTTAACTTGTGTATATCTTTGACCTACTAAACCCCTAACCCATGAAACCAACCCCCACCGATTTCCGCCGCTGGCAAATCCACATCCGCAAGGAGTGCGTGAACTGCGACCGCCCCGACCGCTCCGAAACCATCAAGCCTTGGACCGTGAACTGGACCCTGCTCGGTCGCATCCTTCAAGCCAAAAACGCCTAACCAATTAACCCTTTAAAAATGGAAAATCAATTAATTCAATCATTGCCAGCAGAAGTGGCACAAATCGCACAAAGCGTTTCAGTTGAAAAAAGGAACGAAGTGCAGAGCGTCTTAAACCACGTCTTTAACGGAGTCTCAAAAATGCGCGAACAACTTGAAACCGTTGTAGTTCAGGACGAGAGCGACAAAACAAATATGAAGCTTGCCAACGCGATTAGGCTCGGAGTAAGGCAGGTTCGGTTGGACGCTGAAAAAACATTTGACGCTAAACGAACCGAGGTTCAGGCCCAGATGCTAAGCTTCAAGACGGAAGACCAACTTTGGCTAAAGGCGAAACAGACGATGCAGATTTTAACCAAGGAAATTGAAGAGGCCGCGCGGTGGAAGGAGGAGACCAAGGAACGCTTTGAGTTAGAACAAAAGGAGCTAAAGGTCCAACAAAGGATGCTACAGATGGCTAAGGTTGCCCCTGAAATGCCTCGGTGTGAATTTGAAAATATGAGCGATGATGGCTTTGCCATATTCTTTACCCAAATTGAAAAGCTGCATCAAGAGAAGGTTGAAGCAGAGCGCAAAGCCGAAGAAGAAAGAGTATCGAGAGAAAAGGCAGAGGCAGAAGAGCGTGAGCGCGTTAGAGCCGAGAACGAAAAGTTAAGGGCCGAAGCCGAGGCAAGGGAAAAGCAACTTGCGGAAGAAAGAGCCAAAGCCGAAGCCGAACGCAGAGCCATTGAGAAAAAGGCGGCAGAAGAGAAGGCTAAGCAGGATGCTATTTTAAGGAAAGAACGAGAGGCAAAGGAAAAGCTGGAGGCTGAGTTGAAGGCTAAAGCCGAAGCCGAACAAAAGGCGAAAAAAGAAGCAGAGGCAAAGGCTGTTGCCGAGTTAAAGGCTAAGCAAGAGGCTGAGAAAAAGGCAAAAGCCGCTCCCGACAAGGCCAAGCTAAATGATTTGGCCGCGATGTTAGACGGATTAGTATTGCCGGAATTAAAAAGCGAAGAGGCAAATAAGGTTTTGGCTGACGCAAAAACTTTGCTTGCAAAAGTATCAACATTCATTCGCGAAAAGTCATCAATGATTTAGCCGTAAGCCCTCCCATAACCCCCGAACCAATGAAAACCGCAGACCAAATACTTGTAGAACACGAAGACGCTAACGAAATGCACTTCCACCAAGTTGACCGAGAGTGGTTAATTAAGGCAATGGATGAGTATGCTGCATCACGCAAGTCCTGGATACGCCCCAAAGACCAAATGCCCAAGGAGGGCGAACCCGTGCTGATAACTGATGTGGAAGGACTGCAAATAGTCGCTTGGTGGAGACCAACGCACGATATGTGGTACTGCGAGGAACACTCTTGGTTCACCAGCGAAGTCGTTTACTGGATGCCCATCCCCGAAATTCTTTAACCCCCCAACCCATGAACCCATTACTATTTAACCACATCGTTGACGCTACCGCCGTAATTTATGGCATCACCGAGAAAGAATTGGTAAGCACATGCCGCAAGCAGCACCTTGTTCACGCACGAAACATGGTCACTGATATCGCATACACCGAGTTCTTTTACACCTACTCGGTTATCGGCAAAAGGCTTAACCGAACCCACGGTACGCTTATCAAGAATCTTGAATCGTTCGAACAGGACTGCCGAACCAAGCCACAACTTAGAGCAATCCGTGCAATGATTCACCAGTCAGCCAAGGACTTTTTGCAACAACAAGTCCAATCCGTACATTTGCAGGTAAGTGCGA